ATGGTGGAGAAGGAATATTACCTTCAGTGTTCCCTGCACTATTACCTAACCCTTATTTCAATGACAACTCTTTCAAAACAACGCAGTGGTGGTCTCCTGTCTGGATGGCCAGAGTTCTGTGAGTGGGTCACAAACACAAACAACCGCATCTATGTTGGTTGGTTTGGTGTTCTGATGATTCCTTGCCTTCTCGCTGCTGCTACTTGCTTCATTATCGCTTTCATCGCTGCTCCTCCTGTGGACATTGATGGAATCAGAGAACCAGTTGCTGGTTCACTCATGTACGGTAACAACATCATTTCTGGTGCTGTTGTTCCTAGTTCAAACGCTATTGGTCTACACTTCTATCCTATCTGGGAAGCAGGAAGTCTAGATGAATGGTTGTACAACGGTGGTCCTTTCCAACTCGTTGTCTTCCACTTCCTAATTGGTATCACAGCATATTGTGGTCGTCAGTGGGAACTTTCATACCGTCTCGGTATGCGTCCTTGGATCTGTGTTGCTTACAGTGCTCCTGTATCTGCAGCGTTCGCAGTATTCCTAGTTTATCCTTTCGGTCAAGGGAGTTTCTCTGATGCTATGCCTCTTGGTATCTCTGGTACTTTTAACTATATGTTTGTATTCCAAGCAGAACACAATATCCTTATGCATCCGTTCCACATGCTCGGTGTTGCTGGGGTATTCGGTGGATCTCTTTTCTCTGCTATGCACGGAAGTCTTGTTACTTCCTCACTTGTCCGCGAGACAACAGAAACTGAGTCCCAAAACTATGGTTACAAGTTTGGACAAGAAGAAGAGACATACAACATCGTGGCAGCACATGGCTACTTCGGTCGTCTTATCTTCCAGTATGCTTCTTTCAATAACTCTCGTAGTCTTCACTTCTTCCTAGCAGCATGGCCAGTTGTTTGCATCTGGTTTACTGCAATGGGTGTAAGCACAATGGCATTCAACTTGAATGGTTTCAACTTTAACCAGTCAGTTGTTGACGCTAACAACAAAGTGATTCCTACTTGGGCAGACATCTTGAACAGAGCAGGTCTTGGCATGGAGGTTATGCATGAGCGTAACGCACACAACTTCCCACTTGATCTTGCTGCTGCTGATTCTACTCCTGTAGCATTGAAAGCACCTACTATTGGATAATATCTGATAAAACATGCTAATCAAAGACCTCTTACGAGGTCTTTTTTTATGCTATAATATTTGACATGGGGACTATCGCATATTGGTTAATGCCCTCTGCTTATAACGGAGTGAACCGAGTTCAATTCTCGGTAGTCCTATTTTGACAATGATTAAATATATGATATAATGAAATCATACAGAAAAAAATACCATGGAGATTAAAGCTTACACAAAAGTTGGGTGTAAATTTTGCGGTAACCTCATTGATCTTTTTGAAAGAGCAGGTGTGGAGTATACCAGAATCGTTGTTGGAGAGAAGGAGAATCAATGTCCTACTGAATTGTTTCAGAAAGAATACCCTGAGGTTCATGCTTTTCCATTTGTTGTTATTGATGGAGAGAAGATTGGTGGTCTTGTTGAGACCGCTAAATTATTTTTAGAAAAAAAATTGGTTTCAGTACCAAAAAAATGAAGGAACTTAAAATAAATAAAGGCATAGAGCTCATGCTCAGGAGGGCAACAAAGAAGGACAAAGAAAAGAAACCTTCTAAAGGTTTCACAATCACCAGATATTTTTCCCTCCTAAAACGTAAAGTCTACTTCAACTTTGAACTTAGGTGGGACAAGGAAACAATTAGTTCGGAGTTGAACAATGACTGAAACATTAATGATCTACATTTCATTAACTACATCCTTTATCTTCCTATCAATTGGGGTACTGTTCGGATGGATAGCTGCAGAAGTAAAACAAGAACATATGTATAATGTACAGGAAGAACAGAGTGTACATCCAGAGATGTTAAACTCACATGGTCAATGGATCAACGAAGAACTTCTCTCAGTTCGTTTCTTAAATGAAGACGAAATTGAGGAGGAATAAATATACTTACGATAACAATTAGGTTATGAAATTATTAATGCATGAAGTGCTACAGAAAGTTAGCAATGCGAAGACAAAAGCACAAAAAGTTAAACTACTAGAGGAGTATAATACTCCAGCACTTAGAGCTATTCTAATTGCTAACTTTGATGAGAGTGTTATCTCTATGCTTCCTGATGGCGAGGTGCCATACAAAAAGAATGAAGCACCAGAAGATACTGAACACACTAAATTAGATCACGAGTATCGTAAGTTATATTTGTTTTTTAAGGGTGGTGCAAACATCTCACAGACACGTCGTGAGACTTTGTTCATTCAATTATTAGAAGGGTTGCATCAAGGAGAGGCAGAGGTTCTGTGTCTTGTAAAAGACAAGAAGATTGGTAAGCGTTGGAAGATTACCAGACAGTGTGTAGAACAAGCCTTCCCTTCAATTCAATGGGGAAATCGTAGTTGATTATGTATGAAAGTGAATATTTTATTTGAAAAATGTGACCCACAAAAGGCGACGGATCCATCGCTACCATACACAGCATACCTAGTATCTTATAAAGATAAAGAGACTGTTTGTTATGACGTAACTGTCTGCAACAAGGTATCAGATCTCTTTGATCATTACTATGATACATATAAAAATGTCATTAGTTTGACTCAATCTAATGGTAAAATAAATCCTAAACTTTGGAACGATCCCAAAAAAAAAAAAAA